TCCCAACTGTATGGCATTGCCCAGCGAACCACTCAGTTGTGCATCCACGTATGCCTTGGTGGCCGCATCTTGGTTGGCCAGTGGATCTGCCAGGTTGGTGATGTTCGTGGAGGACACGTCAATGTTGCCAGTACCGTTTGGATTCAGCACTATGTGTGCATTGGTATTGACCGAAATCAGTTGATTGTTGGATATCTGTAGGTTGCCTGCCGTGACATTGCCTGCCACTGTCAATAGGTCTGATGTTGTTACCGTGCCGATGCCGACTTTGGAGTTGCCATAGTCCACCACCAGTGTGTTGGTGTTGAAGGTTAAATTGTTGTCTCTGGCCAGGTCATTCCTTAACAGTCGGCCAGATATACGCCCTTGGGCCATATTATCTCCCTATCGACTCCGTGTTTCACGGGCAACCTTGTTCTCTCGCAGGTTTACCTCGGTTTGTCCACAACGAACGTTGCTTATGCGTTTATTTATCTAGTTAAGAATCTGGTGTGTCACCCAGTCCCAGTATGGCCGTGATGGTCTCTCCGTCAGGAACGGGTTCATTGAATGTGAGGTCATCCGATGACAGCGTGTAGTGCGTGTCGGATTCCTGGTGTACTCCACCAATGAACACCAGTATCTGTCCGGTGCCGGTGGGTGTTGCTGATAGTGTGAATGTTGATGTGGTGCCATCGCCAGTGAAGGTGTCGATGGTGAGGGTCTTCTCCCCATCCAGTGCCACCTGCTTGAATGCAGTGCCGTTGTAGAATTCCAGTAGACCAAGGTCAGTGTTGAACCTGAGCGTGCCAAATTTTGGTAATCCCGGACGATTGGCTGTGTTGCCAGCAGGTAAGGTCACCGCCCTGGCATTTTTTTCAATTTGTGGTTCCTTGAGGAATCTACCAGCCATTGGCTACCTAGATCGTGGTGTAGGAAACTACTGCGTTCAGTGATGAGGCTGTGTTGGCCGTGCATGATATCAGATCACCGTTCTCCAACAAGATTTTCTCACCTCCAGCATAGAGCTGGTACGTGTCGTTGGCCGCGATCTCCAATGCGTCAGCGATCAAGTTCTCATTGCCCACTGAGTCACCTGATGGTACTAGGTTGATGTCAACTGCCACTGCTGATCCAGTGAAGTTGGTCACGGTCATGTATGTGACTGCTGTGTTACCACTTGATGTGTAGACTGTTGTCGCTGTGTTGCTTACCGCCTGTGTTGTGATTGACATATGTTACTTCCTAAAAAATAATACCGAATACTACGGCTTTTGATTTACTTACCAATTCATCCGCTGATGTCGTGCCTGACACAGCATACAGGCCAGTGCCGCCACTGCCTGCCGCCTTGGCATATACAGTCGTGTAGCCCGATTGTCCTGAGGGATCTGAACCTTCGTTCTGCAGTCTCACTGCTGAACCATCCACGTGCAGTATGCCCGTGCCGTCCGCGGCGATCACCACGTTGCCGTTGCTGGCTGACACGATGCTCTGTCCGTTGACATCCAAACTACCGCCCAGTTGTGGCGTGGTGTCCTCGACTACATTTTCGATACCACCGTTACCAGATGCCGAAGTGGCTATGGCAACCAATGAGCCCGATCCGTTGTCGATGGACCACTTGTCCGTTGACTCCACGTAGACTATCCTGGCATTGGTGCCCGAACCCCTGTCTACCTCAAGTCCTGACAGGTTGCCTGTTACGCCAGCACCCACCTCACCATCGTTCAACACTATCAATCTGTCCTTGATGTTGGTGTCAGTTGAGTTGACCGTGGTCTGTGTGCCCGTGACGTTCAGGTTGCCGGTTATGGTAACCGTGTGTGTGGTGATGCCAACATTGCCATCTATGCTACCCGAGGCATCATATGTGTATATGTCGTAGTCACCTGTTAATCTTTTTACTGTGGCCATGTTCCTGTCCTATTTACAACTTATTTATCATCACCTTGAAATCGTCCATGGACATTTCAGTCAGGTTGTTGAATTTATTTTCCCAGTCCACCGGTTGGCTCTCTGCTCCCGTGATCCTCACGAACTGTGCCTGCCTGAACTCCCTGGATATCTGGTTGATCTGGTATATCCAGTTGCCGGCGAACGTGGCCTTGTCAGTGTTGGCCTTGTAGAACTCGGTGCTACCATACACGTTGTTCAGTCGCCCGTCGTTGGATCCCAGGTCAAATCCCAGGAAGTATATGTGGCTGTGTCCATCTATGGCGGCCCGGCTGATGGCAACGGGTCCCGAGCTCATGCCGTAGTAGGGCCTTTCTATCTTGTATGACTGCGAGTCCGGCAGGGGCCTGCGTGTCCAGTGCTTGACACGTGCGGGTATGCCTTCCAACTGTATCTTCTCGGATATGGGTTTGTCGGTGGATATCAGCACGTTGGGCATGAAGTCCCTGTATATGGCATTGCAGGCATAGATGATGCCCTTGCCCAACAGGTCCTGTTGCGGATCCACGGCAAGCCTGCTCTTGCCATTGCCCAATACGAATGCTACGGTCATAAAAAAATCCCTTCCAACGTAATTATCAGAAGGGATTGTTGACCTAGCAAAAATTACACTGCTGTCAGGCGTAGCAACGATTCAGATGAGTCGTCAGCCACTTCCCATGTGTAGGAGTTACCGTCATAGTCAGTTGCCTTGTTCTGTGTGAGCTTTTGTAAAGCCACGGCTCCACCGCCGGCAGTCACGCCAACAATAGACATCTCTCCAGCGGCATGTGCATTGATCTTGTTGACCAAGGTACATACGCCCGATAATGTTTCGCCGTCATTGGAAACAGTGAATTTTCTGGTGGCTCTCTGGTTGACAATGAAACCTTCAAAGTCTGTGCCGCCGATGTCAGCACGGCAAGGAATTGTTGGTTGTGTGTTGTCGCCAGTGGCGCCAAAGAATTGTGATCTTAGTGGTCTACCCATTTTATATTTCTCCTTAAAGAAGTCCGATGCGGGTTCTATCCGCTACGCTGATATGGTAACAGCATAAGAACGCACCCCGTGTGCGAACGCTAGTATTTATCTTGCCAGTGTTCAAACACCAGTTCGGCGTACTCGCGATGCCAATCGTCGCTAGGATGCTGTCCGTCCCTGGCACCTGTGCGTGGATCAATGCCAAACATGGTGTGCTCTCCGGGACCATGCACCAATGGTATGTCCCTGGATCGGCATATCTCCGTCAGGAATGCCACGTTCTTCTGCAGGTTGTGGTAGGCATACCGCTGGTCCAGGAACAGTCTTGGGTATTCTTCCGTGTCGACATGGGTAAACGTGTAGTCTCTCAGATCATCCCCGTCGGGTCCCTCAAATCTGGTCTCCGGTGGCCAGCACACTGCCACGAAATCCGGTGCCAGTTGGTCCAACACCTTGTAGATCGAACGCACCGTGTAGTCCGTGCTGGTGGCACTCTGTGCCAGATTCCATACAGTGACGTTATGGTTCAGTGTCTCCCGTTCAAATATGTGTTTGAGTTGCCTGGGCCATGTGTTTTCATATGCTGTGCCCACTCCCACCGTCAGGCTATCGCCCGACACCAGTATGTTGAACTGTGTGCGTTGTTCAAAACTGTCCGATCGGAATCCGTATTCGTTGAAGTGATAGGTGATGTCACGCTGGTCAACGGCATGTTCCGGCATGTCCGTGTCAATCCACTCATACTGCCTGTTGGGCTGGTACTTGGAATAGAACAGTTCACGTGTCCAGGCATGCTGGTATGCGGTCCTGAACATCTTGAAGGGTAATTTGGACATAGCATTACTTATAGGCAGGAACGCAGGCCAAGAAAAAACCCACCTAAGGGTGGGTTCTTCCTGTGTTGCTTGTAGTTTCTTGACTACTTCATTGCATAATGTTGAATTATGAGAATGAAAGGTTAGATACTGCGATCTCACCAACATAGTCACCAGCATTACCAAAAGATGATGCTGTGTTTGTCAGCTCAATGTAGCCGTATCTTGTCAAGAATGAAACTACTGGTTCGAATGTTGCTGGATCTAGTACAACACCTGAGCTCATCAATGGCACGTATGGGCAGTAGAATGCCGCCGCGTCTGACTCGCTTGAACCTTTGTAGCCTACCAATACTGCTGTTGTGTCTGAAGCGTATGAATCAACATATACCTTCATAGCACCGTTCAGTGTACCAACAAATTTAGTGTTTGTTGGAGCCTCGAATGTGCCTTCTGTGCTTCTTGCGAAAGCAGAAGTTGTAGCAGATTGTAAAACTGTAAGAGCCGCTGGAGATACAACTGCCCAGTTACCAGCACCACGTCTTGTACGCTGAGCGATCAAGTTAGCAGTTCTGTTAATTAAAACAGCAAGTGCCGCATGTTCGTCACCAACGAATGTAGCAGTACCAGAAACAGCAGACTGGTTGTATGTGAACTCTGTAGCCGCTAATGAACGTAAAGATGCAAGGATCTCTTGGTCGATTTCAGCAGTAATTTCTTGTGCTAAAGCCGCCATTATCTCTGCTTCTACGTCGATGCCGTGCATAGCCTGTGCATCTTGAGCCGCTTCAAATGTCCAACGAGCTTGTAGTTTTCTTGTTTTAGCCTCAACAGCCTGTTTCAAGATCTGGACGGAAATCTTACGACCACCTGTTCCTTCTTTAGCCGCTGTCGTATCACCAAGTCCGGCAGTGCCGTCACCTGAATACGCAGTAGCGATCTTGAATGGTGATAATGCCTCATCACCTGCTGTCACGTCGTTAGCAGTACCAGTTGCATTGTTAGTCTCTGCGTAACGTACTCTTAATGTGTGAATCTGACCAACTGGACCAGTCATTGGTTGTACACCAACGATCTCGTTAGCGATAACTGTTGGCATAACCCTTCTGATTACTGGAAGGATAACTCTGTTAAGAGTTGCAACGTTACCTGCTGTTGTAGTACCAGCGGCTGATGTCTCCATCAAGTGCTTGCGAGTGTTTTCTAACACAACACCCATTGAGTTTCTCTTTGTGCCCTGGAGGCCTTCTAATAAGGCATCTTTAGTCTCGCCCCAACGGCTTTCAAGTAGTTCTTTAGACATGTTTATCTCCTATTGTCAAAAGATTATAGCCCGGCCAACTTGCGTAGGTCAACGATGTTGTTGTCGCTTTCCTCTGCTTTTTGTGGCTGGGATTTATCCCCAGTAACTTCCTTAACGGATTCTGTGAGTGTCGTTTTCTTGGACTTCACTACATTTTCGTTAAGCACCGCTGGGAGATATTTGTTAAAGGCCTTTTCCAGATTCTTGTTCTGGACGCCTTCTAATAAGTTACGCATGACCTCTGCCTTCTCATCATTGAGAGTTTCAAGCAGTTCATCCAATTTAGCATTACGCTCATTGGACTCTTTGATTATGCGGATATCTTTTTCTCTGGCTTCGACCAACGCTTTAGTTTCGTCGATTGCCTTGGTTGACTCTTCTAATTGCTGGTTCTTTTCCTCGATGATGTCATTCAACTTGCGGATCTCAGCGTTCTCATTCAAATGAGTGCCTGCGAACTCGCTAGCGAATGCTTCGAAGATCTTTCTACCAAAACTGTTCTCACGAGCAACTTTGATATCTTCCTGCAACTGAGAAAGTTCTGCTTTCAAGTGCTTGGCAACAGCA